CGATTGTAAAGCGGTTAGACAAGAAGCAATGCACTTGCGGTGAAGAGGCTTCTAAACTGAAAGCAGTATCTAATGGTTGAAAAGGTCGATGACGACCAGTTAACTTCAATTATCGCAAATAGTATACGCGATAGCCTTGGCTATGAAGGCGATGAATTGTCTGCTAATTTTAGGGACAACCTTGCCCGTTACGAAGGTGCTCCCTATGGGGATGAGAGGGATGGTCGTTCTTCCGTCATGTCTAGGGATGTTCTGGAAGCAGTAGAAATGGTTATGCCTTCCCTTGTCCGTTGTTTTATGGGGACAGAAAGCGCGGCTATTTTTGAGCCAGTAGGCCCAGAGGATGAAGAGGCGGCAGAACAAGCCACTGATTACGTCAACCATGTTTTGATGAAACAAAACCCTGGTTTCCGCATTGCGTCAAGTTGGATGAAAAGTGCGCTAATTACAGGATCTAGTTTTTGCAAGTTGTGGTGGGATGAAACCGAAAAAGTCAAAGAGGAGCAGTATAGCGGTTTATCTGAGCAAGAATACATGGTGCTTGTTAGCCAAGACGATGTTGAGGTTTTAGAGCATACTGAGTTTGGCGAGATAGACGCGACTGAAGAGCGTGTTAGCGCGGAAGATGCAATGAAGACTGCGCTAGAAGGAATTGAGAATGTCAACGTCAGCGCAACGCATGACGTTAGGATTCGCCACACTCAAACTAAAGGAAAACTGAGGTGGGAAGCAATACCCCCAGAGGAGTTTTTTATCAACAAGCGGGCGCGATCTCTTGATGAGGAAGACAACACTTGGAGTTTTGCTTGCCACCGCCAAGCTCGCACGGTTGAAGAGTTAATTGCAGAGGGATATGACCCTGATATAATTGAAACAGCTTCGACTTTCAATGACGAGGTTTATGATGAATTAACCCAGCAAAGATTTAGTGACGTTTCTACTGTTACGGATCAGTATGCGGATTTAGACCCTACACAAAGACGAGTATTTGTTTACGAATGTTATCTGAAAGTTGATTACGATGGCGATGGACGCGCTGAACTTCGGCGTGTTACTTGCGTAGGGGGCGCAAGCAACACTCAAATACTTAGCAACGAGATAGCGGAAGAGCTGCCTTTTGCTGAGATAACAGCAATACCAAGACCCCATCGAGTTTACGGGTATAGTTTAGCCGATTTGACGAAAGATTTGCAGAGGTTAAAGACCGCTCTTTGGCGGAGTATGATGGATGGGCTTTACCTATCGCTTTACCCTCACAAAGCAGTTGATGAGAATAGAGTGGAGCTTGACGATTTACTAAGCGAAGACCCTGGCAGTATTTATCGAGTAACTGGCGATCCAAGAACCGCAATTGTTCCTTTGAACACTCAATGGTCTGGAGCGCAAGCCTTTCCAATGCTGCAATGGATTGATGCAATGTTGCAGAAACGCACGGGCATTAATGACATGGCTGGCGGTTTGGACGCAAGTAAAGTCACCACCGAAACAGCGCGTGGTGTAGATGAAATGGCGAATGCGGCTAGAGCCCGCGTTGAGTTGATATGCCGACAATTTGCGGAAACTGGTTGGACGCGATTAATGCGCTTGGCGATACAGATGTTAAATCGTCACCAAAACAAAGAAGAGGTTGTCCGTTTACGCGGATCTTGGGCAAAGATTGACCCTTCTACTTGGAACGTTGACATGGATTTAACAATTAATGTTGGTCTTGGTATGGGGACTAAGCAAGAACAGATTAGCAAACTTTCGGTTGTTGCTCAGAAACAAGAGGCTTTAATGCAACAGCTTGGAATTGATAACCCAATAGCTCCAATTAACCAGTATTACAATACGCTAAAGAAGATATGCGAAGCCGCTGATTTAAACCCAGGCCTTTTCTTTACTGATCCGACTCAAGCAATGATGGCCCAAAAAGGCCAGCCAAAACAGCCTAATCCGAAACAAATGGAAGCCCAGCAAAAAATGGAGCTTGCTAAAATGCAAGCGCAAGCGAAGTTGCAGCAAAGTCAGGCTGAAGCTCAGATGCGAGGCGAAACGGATAGAATGAAAGCGTCCTCTGATGCAGAGGTAGCTAGGTTTAAAGCTGAATTGGCCGCTAAAACTCAACGAGAAGCGGCGGAGCTAAAAGCTGCTGTTGATCGAGATGGGGCGGCTAACCGTTTGGCGTTTGAATACGAGAAAATGCAAAGAGATCACGAATACAGAATGCGCGAGTTAGAAGCCGAAAAAGAATTAGAGCGAGAAAAAATGGCGGCTGGTTCTTCGGATGGCAACGGAAATATAAACTTATATGATTAGGAGAGCGTAATGCACAATTCGCATAGCGATAAAATAACAACTAAAAAGATGCAGACTTTCCTTGGGGGGAAATCTACAAAAACGGGGATTCCGAAAAAAGTGAAGAAACCCAAAAAATCCGTAGGGGGCTATTAAAATGTCTCGATCTCCAATATCTGTAGACGGGAACACTTTGTACCCAGTAGGGGGAGGGCTTCTTGACGATAGGTTGATTAACCGTCCTGCATATGGCGGGGGCTCCCTTCTGGATGGGGGCAAGGACTTTGCGAGTATCCGTCAAAATTTTAGTGGTGGCCGTTTAAACGGGGAGCAATATAACCCTTACACAAACAAATTTGAACCCATAGCCCCAAGCGGTCTTTTCTCTGGAACTGCCCCAGAAGGAAGCAACTTTGGGGGAGAAGGAGAAGAACAAGGCGACGGTGAGTTTACTTTAAACGACTTAATGCAGTTTCAAACGTCTTTGGGGCAAGCAAACTTTGGCAACCAAGATCCTCAATCTGTTTTCCGCTCGTTTACTGACGCGGGGGGTGGAACTTTTAACATTGCTGATGCAAGCGGATCAGGTCCGTTGGCGAGTTATTTTTACGGGACAGATAATAGTGGTAATAGCGTCCCCTTAAACAAGGCTACATATAAAAAAGGGTCCATGAAGGGCCAAACATTAACTCCTGGCACTGTTCGCGGGCTTATTAATGCCTCTTTAAGAGGCATCGATGAATCTGGTGGTAACGAAGGCACTGGCGGTGCAGACGGCCCTGGTGGGGGGAATGAAAGTGGTGCTGGCGGTAACGACGGCAGCAGCGGCAGCAGCAGCGGTAACGACGGCAGCAGCGGTAACGATTCCACTGGCGGTGACGGACCCTCTATCTAATTTTATAAGGCAATAAATTGAGCAACCCTAATGACCAATCCGCTGAATGGATAGCCCATGACGCGAAGAGATTAAAAGATGACCCTATACTGCAAGAAGCGTTTAAGCAGTTAGAACGTTCATTTCTCGATCAGGCCGTAATGTGCGAGGCCAATGATGATGATGGGCGAATGAGGTGTATTGTTGGCGTACAGGTGTTGCGCCAAATACTTAAACATTTTGACAAAGTGATCTATGACGGGAAAAAAGCCGTTAAGATAGCTGGAGATGTTTCACGCAAAGTGGATACTCTAGTTTGAGGATAAGCATTTAGCCCCTTCCCAAAAAAGGAATAGAAATGACTGATGAAACAGAAGGGCTTGTTTCTAACAAGCTCGAAGGTTTTTTAGCGGGAGATCCCCCAATTGAAGACCTGGCCCCAGACGATTCTGGACAAGCCGAAATAGAAGCAGAAGCCGAATACGCTGAAGGCGACGGTCAAGAAAGCGAAGAGGAGGAATCTGCCGAAGAAACGGATGAAGAGATAGAAGATGACGGCGATGAGGAAAGCGATGCAGCCCCGCAACTTATTGAATTTACAGTAAACGGGAAAACGGTCAGTCTTAATCCAGACGAGCTTGAAGGACACTATTTACGACATTCCGACTATACCCGCAAAACTCAAGAACTTGCGGAACAAAGGCGCACGTTTGATGTTGAAGTTCAACAAGAGCGGGCTAAGATCCAACAACAAATGCAGCAAATTGAATTAATGGCGCAACAAGAATCTGCTCCTGATTGGGACTCCATATTTGAGGAGAACCCTTTAGAAGCACCTCTGATGCACCATAAATGGAAACAAAGTCAAGAAGCCAAACAACAGTTAATTTACCAAAATCAAACTGCTGCGGCCAATCAAAGACACAGCCATTTAGCGGAACAGGCAAAGTTGCTCCCAGAGATGATCCCCCATTGGGCGGACAACTCAATAGCGGAGCGAGAAACTTTAGAACTTCGCAAGGCACTAGTTGACGATGGGTTTGCAAATGAAGATGTTGGCGCAATTACTGACGCACGATTAGTAAAATGGTTACTTGCTGGTAAACGCCAATTTGAGTTGGAACGAACGGCCCCAAGGGTTGTGAAGAAAAAGGTAGCGGGTAAGCCAAAGGTTTTACAGCCTGGTTCCGCTAAAGGCAAACAATCACAACGCCAAAACTTTAATAAAAAACTAGATAACGCCTTTGCGAGTCAGACCCCAGAAGCCTTTTCACAGGTTTTTGAGGATTTTTTGAAATGAAATCGTAAGGAAACGTCTAATGGCAGTACCAGGTAATACAGTTCAATCGCTTACGCGAACGAACAAAAGGGAAGACCTCTCATCTATTGTGAGTATGATCGACCCTCTTTCCACGCCAGTTTTAACAATGGCAAAGAAAACCACTGCGACAGCTAAATACCATGAGTGGAACACTGATGTGCTTGCTGATGCTGCGGCAAATTCGCATATAGATGGTGACAATGATGCGGCTAGCGCATCAACCGCCACTGTAAGACCAGGCAATAGAACGCAAATACTAAAAAAGACTGCATCGACTTCTGGTTCAGTAGAGGCAATTGACCTCGCTGGCACAAAATCAGAAATGGCGTTTATTTGGAGCGCGGCTGCGTAGTAATACGCAGTAAAAAATATCCCGTGAATTGCTGGGAAGCCTAAGTTGAAAGATAAGGTAATCAGCAGCCAAGCCCTACGGGGAAGGTTCACAGACTATCCGAGAGGAGTACAGCTCAAGTGAGCTGGAAGCGCGGGACACCCTACTGGGGTGATGATATAGTCGCGTCTAGCTAGAAATAGTTAGCATCGTTTAAACGGTGGCTGCGGTCTAACGAACTGTGGTTAAGGCAAAAGTCCAGATGCAAAAACGTTCTAAAGAACTAAAGCGTGACCTTGAATTTGCGATCACCCAGAACACAGCGATGAGTGCTGGTGGTGCTGGTGCAGCCTCTGTTATGGCTGGATTAGAGTCGTACATTTCAACGAACGTTAAAGCAAAGCGTACCGCTGGGATGGCAAACCCTGGTTACGCTGGCGGTGCTGGCGGCACGGTTGCCGCTCCAACAGACCCGACCAACAATGATCCGATTGAAGAGCCTGTTTTCAAGACTCTGATTGCTCAATGTTGGGAAGGTGGCGGAGAGCCCGATGTTCTAATTACAGGCTCATTCAACCGTCAGGCTGTTTCTGGTTTTGACGGGATTGCTACCATGTACCGTGATGCTGGTGCTGGTTCCGGTCCTGATCGTTTGAAACCCGCTGCAATCATGGCTACTGCCGATATATATGTCTCAGATTTTTCTGGAACTGGTGGTATTAAAATTATGGCAGATCGTTTCATGCGTCCCAAAACAGCTTTGCTTTTGGACTTTGAGTATCTTGCTGTTGCCTATTTGCGGCAAATGCAAACATACGAGTTAGGTAAACTCGGTGATAATTCTCAAAGAACAATTTTATGTGAGGCAACTTTACAAGTGACCAACGAAAAGGCGCACGGAAAGTATGTCGGTTTAACTGTAGCGTAACAATTTGGGGGCGGAGCAATCTGCCCCCTTTTTAATTGGAGATCCTATGACTTGGCGATTACTAGACGATGATCCTGATAAAACAGAGTGGTTCCAATATGATGAAAGCACTGGGGATTCAATTGTAAGATCCGATTGGAAGCATACTCACACTTTAATTGACCAGAACAAAGCTATCCAATCAAAAGAAGTTGGTAGAGGTGTTGACAACGATATGCACCATGTAGCGAGAATCCCGCCAAGTGTGATTATAGAGTTTAGAGATAAATTTGGGATTAACATTTTTGATAAAAACCACGGTCCAGCTTTAATGAAAAAATTAGACGATCCAGAATACCGTTACTTGCGTGTAAACACGCAAACTTTAGGAACCAGAACAAGGCATATTTGATGGCACTTCAAAACTTTGGTCAGCTAAAAACCTCTATAGCCAGTTTGCTAAATCGCAGTGATTTAGAAGCGGTTATACCAGATTTTACAGCTATGCTGGAAGCGCAAGTAAACAGAGAAGTGCGTTTCCGAAACAGGCGGCAAGAGGGGACTGCTGCATTGGCGTTTACAAACGGTATTGCAACTTTACCTGTTGATTTTATGGAAGCAAGAACGGTTGTTTTTCTCTCTACTCCAAGGGTAAGAATGGAATATCTTAGCCCCTCTTCTTTTGAAAACCTTTACAGAGTAGACACACCTGGAACACCAGCTAATTACACGATTGTAGGTGACACGTTAAAAAGCGGCCCACATCCCAACAGTTCGGCAGGGGCAACAATAACTTACTACAAAAGATTAACTCCGCTAACAGCAGACGCAGATACTAACTGGCTTTTACAGTATCACCCAGACGTTTATCTGTATGGTGCGGCGCTTCATAGCGCCCCGTATCTAGGAGAAGACAACAGACTACAAACTTGGGTAGGCTTTATGGAAACCGCGTCTTTGCAAGTTGCGGGGGACGATAGTAGAGCCAGATGGAACGGTGCGCCTATTCGCCCAACTTTATCGGTTACAATTGTATGATACCTAATCCTTCCTCTTACAAAAAATGGGAGCTTTGGGGGAACCAAGTTCAAACGGTTCTTACCCCTTTTATGTCTCGCATTGAAAGCACTTTTTTCCGCCAAGGGAGAATCCCTAGATTGGCGAGTTTTATTGCGGCGGAGTTGCCTTCTCCTCAAACACCAGGAGAGATAATTTACGTTTCAGACGAAACTAGCGGCGCAGTTATTGCCTTTAGTGACGGGACAAATTGGCGAAGAACAACAGATAGAGCGATTGTGAGTTAAAATGGCATCACCTACTACGCGAGGAAAATATAAAAAACAGTCCCTTGGTGAAGGCTTAAACACTTGGGGGTTAACAAGCGGTTTAAACGGCCTGTTTGATGTAATGGACGATGCACTGCATGGCGTAAAAGAAATTGCGCTTGTAGCTACTTCTTACACTTTGACTAGCACAAACTACACTAGCAATGATATACGGTTTCGGCAGTTTAAATTTACGGGTAACTTTGCCGCTACCATTACCATTCCCGCCACACAAAACTGGTGGATCATTGAAAACGCTACGGGGCAAACTCTCACATTTTCTAACGGATCAAATAGCGCGACATTAGCAAACACATTCTACGGGTTGTTGACGACAAACGGCACAACCGTTTCGATGCTAACACTGCCTGATGGGGTAAACGTAGCGACGATTGCAGCAAATATTAGTAGTGTGAACCAGGTGGCTACAGATTCCGCCTCAGTAATCGCAGTGGCGGCTAAATCCACAGAAATCGGACGACTAGGAACAACGGCAGCGGTTGCTGATCTGGCGGCATTGGGGGGAACGACAGAAGTAGCCTCGCTAAATACGCTATCCCCAAGGGCTGCGGATATTGGAACGCTTGCCCCAAGATCGGCTGACCTTCAAGCCTTAGCCCCCCGCGAAGCCGATTTAAATACGCTCTCCCCAAGATCGGCTGATATTGGAACACTTGCGCCGAGGGCTTCTGATCTTCAAGCCTTAGCTCCAAGAGAAGCCGATTTGAATACGTTATCGCCAAGAGCTTCGGACTTGCAGACTTTATCTCCAAGAGCGGCTGATATTGGAACGCTTGCAGATGTGCAAGACGGTACGACAGCGACCAATGTTTTGACTACATTGGCTCCTAGAAGCAGTGATATGCAGACGCTAGCACCAAGAGCGTCAGATATGCAAACTCTCTCAGGCATATCGAGCGCGATTACTGGCGTTAATGCAATAGCTAGTGACGTTACGGCGGTTAACACAAATCCGTTGAAGCAAAGCATTCTTGATGTTGATTCAAACTCATCAAACATTAATACTGTAGCCACCAATCAAACAGCAGTTTCTAACGTAAGTTCTAACATCAGTAACGTTAATAACTTTAATGACCTATACCAAATTTCTGCTTCAACACCCTCAACGGACGGCGGGGGAAATGCTCTTAGCTCAGGAGATTTATTCTTTGACTCTACTAAC